GGGCCGCCAGCTCCGGGCTGAATTCCTCCAAATCCTTGCCCAGCCGCTCATAGGCTGCTTCCGCGCCGTTTGCCGCTGTGTTGATAAAATGTGCCAGATATTTTCTTTCAATTTTTGCCATTATTCATTCACCTCATATACTTTTATAAAATCTGCAATCAGTGTAACCACGTAAGTACCTGTTTGGGACCGCTCTTTCAGCGTTCCCTTTTGTGCCTGCATCCGTTCCCGGGACGGCACATCTCCAAAATGCGGTGCCAGTCCTGCGGCGCTTTGCTGCTGTACCCAGTTCTGAAAGTCCAACAGCCATTGCGCGCTTTTTTCATCTTCCCGGGGTCTGGGGGTACGCCGATACAGACTAAACCGCAATCTGCATTCGACCTGCAAATTGCCCAGTACATCCATTCTGCGTCCCACTTCTTCCAGACCACCGGGAAATACGCCCGCATTGCCCGGTTCCGGCTCTAAATTTTCCACCAGCAGTGTGTCCTCCCATTGGGGAAAGGTCTTCAGCCACTGCCGCAGCTTTTGTAAATCCGTCATACCGTCCCTACTTTCTTCCAGCTTCCGTATGGCAGAAACCCCCTTGCCAGTGGTAGCCCTTTGCATACTCTGTTTCTCCAAGGCCCGGCACCCTTACCGGCAGAAACAGATCCCACTGGGCTTCCGTAACCTCCGGACCGATTCCTTCCAAGACCCGGTCTCCAGGAAAGATCAGCTGTTCTTTTCCTGGCTGGATCAGCAAGAACTTCCGTTCTTTGCACTTCCCCAACGAATCATAGGACAGCGCCTCCTCCCATTGCAGAAAGCAGTTGTGGATTACCTGCCGCAGAATGCTTTGCCCTTGCTTTCTGTAAACCGTCACTGTCTGACAGCACATGCTGTAATCCAACGGCATTACCGCACCCCCCGGGAAATCTCCAGATAGATGGAAGCCTTTTCATACAGCTCCCGCTGTAGCGCGCCACGTTCCGTATCATAACGGACGGACACACTGCCAATGCTTGCCGAAGCCACACCGGCATTTCGTCCCCGCCACAGCACCTCTGCCATGGCGCAAACAGCCATGCTTTCTGCTTCCTCTCCGGAGGACTCCACCCGGTAGATGCGCTTGTATCTGTCAAGATACCGCTGTGCCTGAGCCGCCACACCGGAAAACGCCGTTTCCGGAATGGCGCTGCCCAGGTAATGGTTTACATAAAATGTATAATCCACCATAGGCAGCGCCTCCGGGATTAAGCAGCCGCGATGGCAATGTCCTTGAGGACAGCTGCCTTCAGGGTGTTCTTCAGAACCACACCGGCCACCAGTTCTACCTCACCGGTCTTCACAGCGCCGGGGGTGTTCAGATCGGGCATGTAGGACTGGATCACGCCGTCGCCCATGGGGGAGATGCCGTGGAAACCGTCCAGACCCAGAGAAACCGCATAAATGGCAGTCTTGCCGTTCTCAGTGGCCACAACGTCTTCAATGTCGGTGCCGTTGTAGTACTGACCCATGTCTACCATGGGCACACCGGCGTAGGTCTCCACAGTACGGCCGAAATCGTCCTGAGAGCGCTCATAGTAACCGGCACGGCGGGCGATGGAGCGCAGCTTCACCAGCATAGCCCGGTTCATCAGCAGCATGGAGGGAGTGCCGTCCAGACAGCTGAGGAAGCTGTCCATTTCATCCAGGAATGCGTTGTAGTTCTCATCCAGTTCTGCGGAGGTCTTCAGACTGACCTGAGCAGTGATCTCATTGGCAGTGCCGGACAGCAGCTTCTTCAGACCGTCAAAGGTGCCGGTCACATAGCCTTCGCCGGTAGCATCACCGGTGCCGTTGATGACCAGGTTGTGGAAATAGTTGGCAGTTGCCTTGATCTTCTGTTCTGCCTGGAATGCCATCTCATTGGCAGCACCGGCGGTGTTCTGGATCACCCGGTCCATCTGGAACGCGCCGCCCATGATGATGGCATTGGCGGTCTTCTTTTCCTTCTTTGCCTCACCGGGGGTGTATTCGCCGCCCACAGTACGTACAGAGGCGGTAGAGGGGGACTTTAGCTGAATATAGCCGTAAGTCAGAGTGCTGCCGCCGGTGCCGGGAGAGATGACATTGTCAAATACCATCTGGTCCAGCAGCAGGGAGCTGCGGCGGAACATATCTACGATCTGCTGATCGACCTTGTCGGCCATGCCGACCTTTGCTTCTGCGAGTGTAATAGCCATAATTTTTTACTTCCTTTCAAATTTTTCAAGTAATGCGCCTGCCAATGTGGCAGGACTTCTGATTTCTTCCGGTGACATAGCACCGGTGCCCCTTGCGTAAGGGGGCGGGACTTCCTTCTGGAAAAGATAGCCGCAGTCCTGCTGCAAATTTTTTAACGCCTCTTCCAGAGCGCCTTGGGGATCTTCACTGGCTTTGATGGTCTCCACGTCCAAAAGGGCCGTAATTGCCTTTGCGTTGCGGCCTTTTGCGGAAAGAATCGCCTTTTCTATATTGTGACCGAAGACCACCTCCGACAATTGCTGCCTGTGTTCTTCCACCGTCTGGTTGTACTTTTCTTCCCACTGCTTTGCCGCTTGAGCAGCCTCTGCTGCGCCTTCCGCTTGGGCAACCTGCTCTTTCAGTGCCTCATAGTCTGCGTAACGGGCCTTCATGTTCTGGATATCCCGCCCGTTTTCCGCCATAATGGCATCGATGACCTCCTTCGGCAGAGGTGTCTCCCCTACCTTCAAGCCCTGCAAAAAATCTCGTTTCATGCTTTCTCCTTTCGTATTACGCGTTTTTACGGGATCGCAACCCAAAAATTCACAGCTTTTTAACGCCAGCCACGGCAGCTATGAAAAAAGCAGCCTTTTCAGCTGCTTCCATCACCTTATTTCGGCATCCATTTTTCCCGAATCGCTTGCTCATCCTGACCGTCCAGTCCGAACCGCCATGCCAGAGCCACCTCCGGCTTGAGAATTCCCTTGGACACCATCTCCATGTAATCTGTCCAGGTTTTTTCCTGGTCATAAAGGGTTCCGTTGCCCCAGTCAATGTGGACATGTCCCGGCTCCCATTCCGCAAACCCATACAGTTCTGCCAAAACCTTGCATAACGCAAGGGTATCTTCCATAGCCTGCTGCCACATAAGCTGGAAATCCATCACCGTCAGCGAATACTCGGCTGCACTGGCAGCAATCTCAGTAGCCGTTCTGTCCTCCATGTTAGAGTCGGACAACATACCCCGTTTCAGCCCCAAAATGCTTTCCACATTCCGCAGGTATTCCTGCTTCCGGGCCAAAAAGGACTGTTCCCGCAGCGCCGGCGAAAAAACCGTCAGACCCACATGCTCCGGATCCTCATCCAGACCCACAAACAAATGGTCCTGTAACCCCAGATCCTTGTCCAGCAGATCTCTTGACGCAATGATCCGGCTTTCACCCCGTTCAAACTCTCCGTTCATCTGGGCTTCATTCCGGTCAAGGTTCCGGATCACGCCCTCCGCTGCCGCGTAAACCGCAACGCCGTCCATAGAACCGTCCACGCAGTTGAGCATAGGCACCTGCATGGCAATGAGGCCCACAGAGCCAACCGGCTTTTCAAAGCAGTAATATTCCGGTAACGCACTGTAAGACGGAACATTTTTCAGCGGCACCTCTGTACCCAAGTTTTGGGCATCGGAGCTGCGGAACAGACGGTTTTGAATGGTCAAATAGCCATATTCATCCACACTCCGCCGTTCCAGTAAGGTGTAGTAGGCATTTCCCGCCACACTTTTCTCCACCAAACCCACATCCGTAGGCCTGCCCTCACCGTCTCTGCCAAAAATCAAGATCTGATTTCTGGGCACCAGGGTAAAGGAAAACCCCGTCTCCATCGGACAGGGTTTGATAAAACAGGTGCCGCCCACCAGCGCCAGCTGCACGGCTAACCGTTTCTTTTCATTTAAGTTTTTCACCAAGCCTTCCCCAAAGGGCGTGTCCGCATAAGCCTTGTATTCACCGAATACCGCCTTAACCAGCTTGTTCACCACCGTGTAGGGGATCCGCTGACAGGGGTCTTCCCTGTCCGAAGGTACGTTGTTGTAATACATATCAAACCAGCGCTCAATGCTTTTGCGCATGGTTCTTCCGGTCTTGTCCCAGGCACCAAAGGCCTGTTCATAGTTGTAAATACTCATGCTTCACCTCCCCGGTTGACGATGCTGATCCGCTTCATTGCCCGCAAACCGGCCTGCATACCTTGAATATAGGCTTCCAACTCCCGGATCTTCTTTCGCAGTTCTATGTTTTCCTGTTCTATCAGCCGCTTTTCCGCCGCCACCGTCTCCTTTGCCCACATGGGGAGGAACCTATCCTGCAGCCATTTCTTCATCCCAATTACCTCCGATTTTTCTTCGTATTTCCTTATCTCTGCGCAATATGGTGGCGCAGAAATAGCGGATGTCATCCATGGCATGGTCGTTTTCCTTGCACACCCGGTCTGACTCTCCATTTTCCTCCCAGCGATACAGTGAAAACTCCCGGATCGCATCCTTGCACGCCGGTGCAACTTGCAGCACGCCTTCTCTTAAGAAGCCTGCCACCAGATGAATCCCACTCAGCACATCATTTTTGGCTTTCCGTACCGAGAATCTGCCATGGGCCCGAATGGTAGCGATGAAGGACGCCGCCGACGGGTCCACCACCACGGTCTCCACCGGGTAATCCCCTGCCAGTTCCGCCAATGCCCTGTAGTATTCCTCATCGGTATACATCCGGTCACTCTCCCGGCCGCTGTGATAAAACTCCTTGATCCGTACCGCCCGACCGGCCTCCACACACCAAAGTCCCGCCGAAAAGGGATTTCTCGTACCATAGTCCACAGAAATGTAGTACCGTCCCCGACCCGGGATCTCTTTGGCAATGTGCTTTTC